ATACCTGCTCCATCGGCACTTCCTGAAGAATCGCCTGTTGAGTAGTTAAGAGTTATGTTCTTATCTTCTACATTAAGAGTAGTAGCATCAAGGGTAACAGTAGTACCCTGTACTGTAAGATTTCCTGTAACAGTTAGGTTGCCTGAAAGTGTGTCATCGGCATCGGATCTTAGGAAAGAAGCACTGCTGATACCATCTAAAGTATCGGCATCTAGTCCGCTTCCTGCTCCATCGACTGTTTTGATAAGAGTTAGTATTTCGGATGCGGTCTGATCTGCGGTTGCTCCTGATTCTATGCCATCAAGTTTTGTTCCGTCTGTTGCTAGATCTCTACCATCAACTGTGCCTGAAATGGTAATGTTTCCTGTTATATCTGCATTACCATCAACATCTAAACTATCACATTCAAGTTCTCCTGTGATATTTACACCATCAGACTTTGTGCTAAGTTTTAAATTGTTGTCATATCGTAAAGCTACTGGACCATTTTCAGTAGCAGAAATCATTAGTTCACCAGTTGCACCATTTATTTGCACTGTGCTACCTGTTATAGTATATCCATTAACATCTAAATTGCCCCCTAGTTGTGGGCTTGTATCTTCTACGACATTGTTAATAGAAACAGCTTGTACTCTAGCATCTGTGTAATAAAGGTTTGTGTTTTCAGGTACTACGCTTGTATCTAAGGTAGTTGATACAGCTTGATTAGAGCCGTTTCCTAAGAATATTTTTCCGTCATTAAGGTTTGGTACGGCGTTAGATCTTCCTGCACCTGTAATAAATATTGATCCAGAACTTGCGTCTGATCTTGTTACTTTTGCTATCTTTTGTAAAGCAGAAGATTCTCCTGTTGGTGGGGTGTCAGTTAAAGATCCGGGGGTGTTTGATACAAAAAGCTCGTCTCCCACAGAGAAAGAGGATGTATCAATGTTGCTTAATATCCCGGTAGTATATACATCTACTGGGTTATTTAGAGATGCAGCAGCAGCCACAATACCGAATGCTGGCATTTTTGCAGCATCGTCTGCGTCAGCCTTTGATACAACGGTTGTGTTTCCTGATATACCAGAAATATAAACCACATCTCCCTTACTTAGGGCTTCACCTGCTTGGGCTTTAAATAATACGGATCCCCTAAAGTCTCCAATAAATTCATCGGCAGTCAGCTCTCCGCCGTCTAATTGGGGGAATAAGTCCATGATCCCGGCAGTTACCCGGGATTCTATTGTACTGCTGTTTGAAAATGCTCTGGCTGTGGTGCCCTCTTGTGCTCTTACAACTGTTAGGGTGTTCCCGCTAATTGCGGTAACTTTAACAATTTCGTTGTTTGTATCGTCATCAATGGTGCAGAGAAAATATTCTCCAGCACTTAAACTTGGAAATACGGATCCGTCTAAAACCGATACTGAGGTTGCAGACGAGGTGATGCTAGATGCAAGGACAGTATTTGCATTGTTCTTAAAAACAACCGCCACGGCTTCCTCCTATCTAGTTAAGAAACCGTTACAGTCCAAGTAATCGTCATTGAGTCGGCAGATCCCTTATTTACAACTGAAAAAACTGTTCTACAAAGTAGAGTACCGTCGGTTGAAGCATTTAAGATACCTGCTTCAGTAATAGCACCTGTACCAGTACCAGCACCAAAAGTTGCAACATATTCAACTTCGTTGTTGGTAACAGTGGTAGAAGTTAATGCTACACGACCAGCCTCACTTCCTAATGCAGAATCACCCGCAGCAGCGGCAGTAGATCCTGTTCCAATAGCCATATGCGACATAGCAGTTGCAGTATCATCTTTCATTCTTGATGCCACAAACTCTTTACCGTCAGTTACGACTAGGTTTGGGATTTCCTGTACAGTGTTTCCATTGATAGCGATCTTTAACTTACCTGTAAGTTTTAGTCCGTCTTTTAACATTTATAGTCTCCTAATTTAATACACTAGTGTTAAGAGCCTTAGTATTAAGAACAAAGCCTCGAACATTTACTATTAATGAAATATTAATAGACTCAGTTACAGAGGCTGTATCTGTAAGACTCTTTGAAGAAGATATCACTTCTTGGTCTGATAGTGAAGTAGTATCAGACCTTGGTTTGCTAAAGGATTTAGCATCAGATTCGGTTAGCGACAAGGAATCTGAAAAAACATTATTTATCAAATAAGAAAGCACCTCAGACATGGTTACGCTGTCTGTTTTAGATAAAGCATTTAAAAGAGAAGATGCTTCTGTTAGCGTTAAGGAGTCTGTTGCTGGTCTAGAAAATAAAAGTTCGGCACTTTCTGTAAGCGTATAAGAGTCTGCCAAGACTTTTGAAAGTGAATATATGTGTTCCTCGCTTAATGTTGCTATGTTGGTTTTATCAAGACCGACATCTGTCTGAAGCGGATCATCTACACTGGCAAGGTCGTCTAGGGTAAATGCATCTGTAAATTCCCTAATAAATGTAACGATTCTTGATAAAGATTCTGAAAGTGCCACAGAGTCTTCTTTGTTTAATGATGGGTTTAATTCTGCACTTTCTGATATAGACACCGTTTCATCTTTAGCCAAACTAACTGATTTCTCTTCTGACTCGGTTATTGAAACTGAATCTTCTTTGTTTAAACCAACATTTAAAACAGAGTCCTCTGCAATACTAAACGAATCTGATTTGATTGTATCAAAAAGTAACTCTGGTAAATCTGAGATGCTTAAAGCATCAGAAGCCCCCTTGGTTGTAAGTTTTGTTAAAGACTCAGATATACTTAAAGTATCAGATACTGGTCTTTGAAAATTAAAGACAAGTTCTTCAGATAGGGTAAGTACTAATGCTTCTGGGGAATTGTATTGAGATGAGAAGTATAGGTTCTTGGTATCAACATTCAATGCAACATTGGTTGCAACCATGTCTATGTAGTTAAGGCTTGCGTCTAGGTCTACAAAAGATAATAAGGTGGTTGAGTCGCTGGATATATTAAGAGATGCGAGCTCTTGCTTATCTACCGTTAGGTGAAGACTCGAAAATGATACTGATATTTTCAGTGCCATTAGTCAAAGTCATCTCTTACGGTAAACTTAATTAAATCGTTAACGGTTTGAATGTTTGAATCTGCCTTTGTTAGTTCAACCTCGCCCTCATAAAGTCCGGCTGCACTAAAGGTATCGCTTGGGAAAAGCATTGTACAAACACCGTTAGTTGCGTCAGTGATAGTACAAGTTACTGTTTTTAATACAGTGGTTGTTCCTATCTCTCTAATTCTTACTCTTACAGTTCCGCTAGTAATATCGATTGGTGCAAATGTTGTTGGATCTTCTGGGTCCAATGTTTGACCTGATGCGGCTGTGTTACTGTCTTTTAAGGTAATAGTTAATTCTGGAAGTGTATCTCCAACTACCAGTTTTAAATTTGCTGAATATGCCATTAGTAACCAAACTCCTGATATTTAACTGTTAGGTTGGCTCCAACATTACCGTATTTAGTTTTTCTAACTGCCAAAGCCTCTCCCTTATCATACATTCTTTTATTAAGATCGGCAGCCTGTATGTCTGTCCAAGGACAATCTTTCATCATCTGAAGTCTGTAGAGTGCTCCGTGTACCAATGTTTCTTGATACTCGTTAGCAATAATGTTTGGAATGGTTGTTGATGTCTGGGTTGGCTTTAGGCTGTATAAAGCATAAAGGGTTTCTGTGGCTTCCGGGGTAGGAGCAACTAAAATACTTTCTTGATCTTTCTGTGTGTAATAAGCAACCTTCCCTTTTCCATAAACACTAAATATAGACTGAGATCCAATCTGTGCTTTTGCCTCTAACGGTACCAGTTTCTTTTGAGATAGTCTGGTGACAGAGCTGTCTGATCTTGATCTAAATATATCAATGATATGATTAAGCTCAGCTCCTGCCGGGATGTCTAAATCAGATGCAGTATATTCATTAACATTTGCTACCACCACAAACGGGGTAAGTTCCTGCATATAAATATCTGTGTTAATACAAAAATCAATTAAGGTATTTCTTAGCTCATCGATAATAATAAACTGTGGACAGTTGGGTGCCTCCCTTCTGACCTTTGGTACTAAAGTTTCTATTTTCTTTGAGACCGCCATCTATTATGTATCCTGTGCTGGGGTTGCTGGTCTTGGCTGAGATCCTGCATCCGCCTGTGTTTTAATGCCTAATGCGTTTTGGAAAGAAGCGTAGTAGGAGGCTGATCTTTGCAGGTCGCCTGCGTACTCAGAATCTTTCTGATATGCCCTGTAAAGCATATAGTCTAAGATAGCATTAGCATAGGTATCATCCAAGGAAATTGTGTCAGTATCTGAAGTAAAATCACTGATGGTTATTTCAGATGGTGCCGAGCTATAAATAATCTCTATAGTATTTCCGCTGGTTGATGGATATGGGTAGACATAAAAGTTCTTTGGGTCTACCGGGTTATACACATAATGCTCAACAGCAGTTCCGGTTTTTGAATACCAGTCATCTATCTGATCATCTAAGATCTTTCTTTCAATAATGGTTACCGGGTTGGTGTTCGGGCTGATGTTCTTATAAACATCTAGCAGCCTAAGACCGCCTGATGGCAGTGACTGCTTTGCTGATTGTGCAAGAGTGAAGGACTCGTTGGTTGTGCTTGCGTCAGGTCTAAATAGAACTATTTCTCTCTGAGCATCGTTTAAATAATCTAGTAGGGTTTGTTGGGACCACCTAACATTAGATGTGTCTTGAAGTATCTCTTCTGCCCTATCGATGACATCTATGACCTGAACGGTTGCCATCTTAGAGTCCTAGTTGTTTTTTCTCTTCTTCAGTTAAAGATCTTTCGTCATAGATAAATGTCCAGAACTCTGCTCTATGCTCTGGGTTCCAGCGAACAATTTTGCCGAACTCTGATTTAGAAGCAATAGGATCTTTTGAATTTGAGCTAACTTTCTTTTCTTTAACCGGGGCTTTCTTAGAAAGACTTTCTACCTGAGCCTCTAGGTCTGCAAGTTTTTGTTTTTTGTCTAGATCAACACCAAATTCTTCTTTGGCTTGTTTAACTAGTTTATCTTTTTTCATTTATATTTCCTTTTCAAAAAAGGGGAGCCGGAGCTCCCCCCAAGTCAGCATTAAGCTAGTTTAAACTCTCCAAGAGCTGTTGGTAAAACTACTTTGTAGCCATACACAGCTAAACCTCTAACGCCGTCACCGAATGAAGACTCAAGTCTTACGGTTTCAGTATTAGTCATTTGAGAAGCATAAGCAATAGCTTTTGGATGACCAAACAACCCAGAGGTTACACCTGCTGTAGTTGAAAGGTTGTTTGACACATACATTTTGAATCTGTCAACCATTCCAATGAAGCCATTTCTTAAAGGTGAAACTGAGTCACCAGTTAAGTAAGCTTGTCTTAGCTCTGTTTGCTTTAAGATTGAAGCAGTAGCTGGGTTGATGATCATAAATCTATCCTCTTCAGGAATGTTATTCTCGTCAAGAGTTTGCCCTGCTTCTAGGATAAAGCCTAGAACATTAGATGTGCTAACAGTTGCTGGAGTACCACCATTGATATCAGTCAATGAAGATCCTGCTGCTACATTAGCGAAGACATCTTTTTCGATTTCGATTTTCATGTTCTGAGCTGCGTCTTTAGCTGCTTCGTTCATGAAATCAATATCAGCTTGTCTCTTTAGAATATCATCAACTTTAAAAGCGTAGCTCTTAGCTTTGTTGATATCTAATTCGATTGTGCTTGATGTCACATCTGAGTAAGACAAAGAACCGGTGTAGTCAGCAACTGTTACTGCTGGTACCGCTCTAATGTTTACTTTGTTACCTAACCCGGAAATCTCTCCTTCGTACTCGTTAGTTGTTACCTCGGACAAAACTGTCTGAGCGTAAAACTTAGCTTGTAACTTTTTGGAAAAGACTTCTGGAATGAAATGCTGTTCTCCAGCTGCGAAAGAAAAACTTCCACTACTTGATGAATAAGCCATTATTTACTCCTAATTATTTAAATGTCTTAAATTCAAATATGCAGTAAAAAAATTATATTTTGACTCTTCCTTCCTTGTAGGCTAGATCGATATCCTTTTCAAATTTTTGAAATTGTTTATCGCTAAGCTTTCCAATTTCAGCAGCAGTCCAAATCTTTTTACTACTCCCAATATTTTGTTTCCTAGCTTTCGGTAAATTTGGTTCAGCGTTCTGCTTTGCCTTTTCTACCAAATCTTCTTTGGAAACCGCCGGAGTAGTCTTAATACCAAGTGCAGTTTTATAACGAGTTAAGAGTTCAATAGTGTCATCAGCATTGCCTTTATCAGCTACCTCTTTCCATATCGGACTTTGTCTTTCTAGCCAAAGATTAAAATCTTCTGAGTTGGCTATCTGGATATAATCCGGATGGGCTTTAGCTAACTGAGCCTTATGCTCACGAACTAATTCCTCTTGTTGAGCCTTAGTTAATTCCTGAGTTGTTTTTTCAAACTTCTGATTTAGTTTAGCAAATGCAGTATCAACATAATTCTGAAGGGGCTTCACTAACTCAGGATAATCTTTCATTATCTCGGATAGATCTACATCTACTTCTTCCTTTTGTTTTTCAATGCGGGTTTCACTCCTCATTGACTCCATTGCTTTAACCTTGTCAGTTAACTCGGAAATCTTTTTCTCAAGCTCTTTCTCATGTTGGGTGGCTTTGGTCATTCGTGCCTGAGCATTCTTGTACCGTTCCTCCCACTGTTTGGATGATAGAGATTCCTCTTCATCCTCCACTTGTTCAGTTTCTACTTCCGTTTGAATCTCTTCTTCAGCTTGACTCGATTCTTCAGTATCCTGAGATTCTTCGGGTGAAGTCTCAACAGTTTCTTCTATCTCTTCAGGGGTGTCCTCTACTTCTGGTTCAAGGTTTGCAAGTCCTTGTCCTTCAGATTCGGATCCTTTCTGAGATGCTTCTATCTGCTTTAACATCTCGTCAGCTTCTTTTTCAAGCCTTTCAGCGATTAACTCGCCTTTAGTTTTAACTTCTTCAGTCATTTTTTATCCTCGGTCCTTATTGTAAGGGTGTCGATTTATTTATATATGTTGGGAGTTTCCTTGCGGGTTCCCAACCCATTTAAAACTTTGTCTGCAATTTCGTCTAAAGATATAATAAATTTAAGAATGTCGCAACGACCTTGACTAAAGCGGTAGTCCTCCGTTGTTTCCAATAGGTCCCTCTCCTTGCGGCGGAGCTGTTTGATTTCTTGCATCAGGACCGACCATTCCTTCTCCATTTGGCTGCTCAATACCTTGACCGCCTTGGAGGCTTGCGGCGATAGCTTGTTGTAGTTGTTGCTCATCCATTAACTCCTTTTCAGATTTAAGAACATCTTCGGGATCAATATCTAAAGACTTAGCCACATCTTTCAAGAGCTTATCTCTCTTGACCATCTGGGCGTCCATAGGGTTATTGATTAGTGATAAGAACTGTAGCAGTCTCTGTGACTGTACTTCTTTCTGTACCATGGTTGTAGATCCTCTGGCAACTATTCTCATGTCTGACTTAATATCTGTGTTTGGATTCCAAGTCATGTTCCAGTCGTATAAAGATCTTACAAGTGGTTTAGTTAAATAATCATCGATGTTTTTAATTACTGACTTGAGAACTATATTCGCATTAGACATCAGTATAGAAATACCGGTGGCGGTTCTGTTTAATGAACTTTGTGTTTGTCCGTGGGTGTATGAGGGTAAGGCAGTTGTTTCGTCTGCAAATCTTCTGAATAGTTCAATAACAGAAACCAGAGCCGGTGAATTAGATTGCGGCTGATAGAAACGAACCATGGGCTGGTTACCATCTCCCCCCTCTCTTAAGAAAACCCTCCATGGGTAAAGATCGGTTGGGTCCTCTCCGCTTGCCATGATGTCGGTATTAACCTCAACCATGGGTCCTGAAGATAAGGCAACATTATCTAAATAAATTCTAGTAGCAGCATTCATGGTTGACTGTGAGTCACGCATCATCTTAGGAACGCCGGTTCCCCAGAATACATGAGGGTTCTTCTCATAGGGGAATATGTAGTAAGGGATCACTCCGCCGGGAAGCGGGTTAAGCTGGGCTTTAATAACCTTATCATCTACCATCCAAATATTACATTGGTATTCCTGTGAAAGATCATCGCTCTCAGAAAACTCTACACCAACCTCCTGTAGGTCGTGACCGTTTACTGATCCCCAGAATTCTAAGACCTCAAACTTACCTGACTTAGTTTCATAGTCATTGATGTTGGCTATATCCCTTCTGTCTTTCTCGTGCTGTTCTTCATAATGGTTGCCGTCTGGGTGCATTAAGATACATTCGTCTATCTGATCACCGCTGAATCCGGGTGAGCTCTTAAGATCAACGAAGGCTACTCTAGAAATAATATGTCTTCTGAACAAGGACCTCATGTCTCCTATGCTGGTTGCATATGGATCTGGGTAGAGATCGAAAATAGAAACCGCCTCCATCTCTGGCATAGGTTCTTCTTCGTATATTAGATTATATCCCTCTTCGGAATTAATCCACTTGTGATTTCTCTCTATTCGTAATGTGCCTGCTTTCATTGCACCTGTACCGAATATCACTTGCTCCATGATAGCATCTTTCATGCTACCTTCAAGGTTACTTTCTAAGGTTTGATCATTTATTACATCAAGCATCTTATCGACACGGATCTGAGTTTCCTGATCTAGCTCCTTTACAAGCTCTCTGTATCTAGCCTGAATCAAATCATCAACCATCATTGGATCAATCACCTGAGCGGCTTTCATGATGTCTAGGGCTGCTTTCTCAGTTAATTCTCTTTCAACTAGGGGCTGTTTTGTAACCGGGGTGGGTTCAATAGAATAAAATCTTTGTCCCGGTTGAAATAATAAATCTGTAATTCTTGAGAATGCGGCGAGCACCTTGGTTCGGGTAAGACCAACATAGACCTGTGATCTATCTCCCTTCTCCCTAATCTTGGCTAGGGTCTCGTTGTCGTACTGACCCATGAACGCTCTTAGGTCTTCTACCCAGTCGTCTTCTATGTCGGACCTTGCGTCCCTATACTCATAAAACTTTGATCTTAGTTCTTGACCTAATGTTAGAATCGGCTCCCCGCCCTCTAACATCTCCTCAGCCATAGCTATCCCTTCTGGGGTAACTTCTTTTCTTTCTAGTTCGCTCATTTAAAAAAACTCTTTTTTCTTTCTGTTGGTTATATTGATTCTATGTTTTCTGGGCATCGAATTTAATCCAAACAGTGCTATAGCGTATGCCATGACCCTATCATCATAACATCCTTGCTGTGCATTTGTAATACCCCTTGCGT